GTAATGTAGTTGTTGGGTACGTTCATTTGTCGGCATACTTTTAGTTACAGGAACAAAAGCAACACCATCAATTTCATGTGGAGCCCAATGTGAATATGTATAGAAGATATCTCCGTTACCATTACGCACACGGAATTTCTTTAGTACAGGTTTAAATGGAGTTTTAGTATTTTTCATAATGAAACGATTATACAAAAAAGAAAGGGCTCTGTCAAGAGCCCCTTAGGTTATTTACCTTTTTGTTGGAATCTTTCTGGATAATTTAACCGTTCCCATTCTTCATCAGATACAGGCCACCAGTTATTCATCTTTAGATTCCTTGGACTCATCTTTAGATTTCACAGCAATCTTACGATGGCCATTCATCTTCACCATATTTTCCAACCAGATTTTCAACATACCATTTGCAATCTCGGCATCTTTGATTTCAATCTTGTCTGCCAATGTAAATGAACGTTCAAAGTTACGACCAGCAATACCTTTGAAGATATAATTTTCTGGTAGTTCTTCGTCTTTGGTTGAACCTTTGATGACCAATTTGTTGCCATCCAAAGTAACTTCAATATCAGTTTTGGCAAAGCCAGCAACTGCCATTTCGATAACGTATTTGTTATCTTTGACTTGTTTGATATTGTATGGGGGATACGATGGAATGTTTTTGGCCACGGTCTTAGAGACTTCCTGCATCTGGTTTAGAATGTCATCAAAACCAACAGTAAAAGGGTCCAAAGACTTATGGATAGATTCCCATTGTGGGAATAGAGATAGGCTTGTCATAGATTTCTCCTTAGTTAAGCGAGTTTAAAAAATTGCCGCCTCAAAGAGCACGGCACATGATTATACTAGTATTTATACTAATTGTCAAGTATTTTGTGGTTTTTTACCAATATTATACTTGGGTGTAAGTTCCCAGTCATTCTTCTCTTTGTGAGACAGAATTTTGACCTGAGATAGGAATATAGGTGCTGGTTCTTCAACTTGTCTTGTGTTGACAATCTTTACCAGTCCCCAGTCTTGTAGTAACTTGGCGATGGCATTCCTACGAGACAAATCATTTTCGGTAATATCTGTGGGTTTACCATCCAAAGCAAACAATTCTTTGAAGTGTACAATATAATACTTACCTTGCTTATGTAGAATGTGGCAAGATTGGTATAAAATTCTATCTTTTTTGGAAGCTACACCGATTCGGGTTAATGTTTCACGAACTTTTAAAAAATCATCTTTCTCATCTAGTGTAACTTCAACTAAATCATTAATTGAAATCATTATTTGTTCACTCCGCCTTTATTTGTTTTTGCTTTTATTTCAGCGATTTGTTCATCATTTAGAATTCGTAATGCTTCTTTGGCTTTTGCATTAGAAAAACCAAAATACAACTTAACAGATTCTATATCTTTATCGACCTCTGATTTCTGCCACGGTTGGAATTTCCGTTTCATAGGTCTTATGGTATTTAGAAGATACTGATATTGCATAACCGAATCAAGGCCGGAATGAATGTTCATCTCATTGGCATAACCCACACAATCTATGTGATAAGATAGAGCACGATTAACCATAAATGCTTTATAATCTCTATAATCGTAGTCATCTTGAAAGACTGATTTTTTAGTATGTAAGATTGATGGTATAATCTCTTTAAATAAATCAGGCATATTAATACCCCGATACTGTGTATTTCTGGAGTTCTTTTGCTTCTTCGTCTGTCATCTTTTTAACAGGAACCAAAGCGGGTTGTTCACGATTAATCAAAATCATTTCACGGCCATCTTTGGTTCTGTACGTAGTTGTAACAAAGTTCTTTGGTTCTACTCTGAAAATCCAACCAGCCCATTTGTCGTGGTGACGAGGTGGTGGTACAGAAACAAAATAGAGAACATCAACAGAACGGCATTTACGGAGTTGATTTGGTTTAAAGGTGAAAGAATTCTTCATAATAAATGGAACTTGAGTTTTGACCTCAACTTTATATTGTCCATCTACCATCAGGTCTTTTTCTGAATCATATTTGTTGATTGAAGATTCAATTCTACAACCTTCAGAACTCAACATATTGATTACAATCTTTTCACCAGCAAGACCTAGTTCATTCATCAATTCTTCTTTTGTCATTTATATTCACCATTTTTCATAATATAATTTACAGCAGATTTTAATAATCTCACATCATCTTTAAAGAAACCTAAAGCTTTATTACAATCGTGGCATAACCATCCACGAAATTCTCCAGTTTTATGGTCATGGTCTAAACACCAACCACCGTGACGATTACCAAGATATTTTATATCTTCGTATTCTCTTTCACATATTGGACAATTATAATCTTCATTTGGTTTACTGTGTTGTTCTTTTAACTTCTTACGAATATTTGCTTGTTTCTTTCCACATTCACGACATTCAGAACGTGGATAATTTCCATTCGCTTTAGCAAAAACTGCTAGTGGTAATTCACACTTACATTTAACACATACTTTAGTTTTTATGACTTCACCAAAAAGTGTGTATGTCATTTGAACTCACAATCCATCATAACTTCTGTAAGACAAGCAACCATATTAATCTCATGGTCTGCCACGAAAGCGGCTTGATACTGATATCTAGCCAAAATAACAACCAGTTGTGGAATAGATTGTGGTTTTAAATGTTCAGATAATGTGTCATATAATTTACGATAAATTTTAACTGGATCATTATCTAAGTTATTGGTGACCCACTTACGAGCGGCTGAAAAGTCTTTCTCTTTAAGACCTTTAGTTAATTCACCTAGTTGTACATCGGAAACTGATACAAGAATGCCTTTGTCAATTGTACCACTAACACTATACCGCTGAAGCTCATTGAGAATACGGCGATTATCGGGGAAATGTTTTGTAATAACTGCAGCAACTACCTCTTTATCATAAGTGACTTCTTCAGTTTTAAGAATGCCTTCGACACGTTTGAATAATTGTGTTGCCATCTTGGCTTTAGAACCATTGATTTTAAAGTCGATGACGGCACAACGAGAGTGAATAGGGTCGATGATACGGTTCTTAAAATTACAGGTGAATATGAAAGAACAGTTTACGGAGAACTCCTCAATTGCACCACGCAACGCAGGTTGGGTTGAATTGGGATTTAGATAGTCCGCTTCGTCTATAATAATGACCTTACGGCCACCAGTGAAACTTACAGACGAAGCATAGTTTTTAATTTTATTACGCAGAACATCAATGCCAGACTCATCTGAACCATTGATAACGATATAATCACAGCCAACTTCTTCACAGAGGGCTCGAGCAATTGTAGTCTTGCCCACTCCAGCTGAACCAGCGAGCAATAAATTTGGTATTTCTTTTCTAGTGACATATTCTAAAAATGTATTTTTAATTGATTCAGGAAGAATGCAATCTTCCACAGTTTTTGGCCGATACTTCTCGGTCCACAATAGATGTTCCATAATTCACTTCTTTCATAATATAAAATAATCGATTACTTAATTTCAGTAATACTTTCAAATAAGGCCTCAAACTCTTTTGATTCAGCCACTTCAGTTTGGAATGAATTCTTATGTTGTGTCTTTGCCATACGTTTGAGAATTTTTTTAGGAATCTTTAGTTCGTCATATGCAATGTCTACAATATCTTTGATGGCTTGGTTGTTGCCATCATTCTTATGCATATGAAGAACAACCTCATCAATATAACCTTTGAGTTTCTTCAAATCATCTTCATCATAAGAACCAAATAGTGTGTTTACTTTAGTCATTGATTAAGCTCCTGTCTTAGATTCTTTAGCTTCGAAAGCAATCCAATATTGAATGTCATCTTTAGTATTTTGGAAGTGGCCAATACCTTTGAATGAAATCTTTACTGAATATGTTCCAGAAATAAGTTTGATATTATCTGATTTGAAAACAATCTTATATGTTTTACCGTTACCAGTGCCAACTTCGATTGTGTTTGTGTGTGCTGCGTTATTAGTGGCATCAAAAGTAACCAACTCAATAACTTCACCGTCAGATTGAACTGCGATGTTTGGTGATGATGTGGTCGTTGCGGCCTTCATCAAAGAATCATAGTCTTCAGCCGACAATGTGAATTCACAATCAACAGAAGGTAAAGTAATTTCTTTTTCTGGTGGCGTGACAATCATTGTGGAAGCAGTCATACGATAGTTGCCTTTACGTTTGCCGCTTTTAAAGATAATATCAGAATCGGTAAAATCAATCTCCGAATCTTTGTAAAGAGAATGTACAGACAAGAACTCATTCAAGTCATACACACAGAATTCTTGTGGGAATTCATCTTTTAGATTGGCTTGTGCCAATACAGTTTTACTGGAAGATACTGTAGTCAGTTTCTTTCCTGGTTTAAATTGAATTCCTTGGTTGATTGCCGAGAAATTCTTCAGTACCGTTAAGGTCTCATTTGATAGTTTCATTCACTTCTCCATTATTAAAAAAATCAATTGTATCATGTTCATACAAAAACATCAAGCA